TTTCGGAGTCTTAACTGCCTAGGTGTTTAAACACCTGAAAAAATCAATATTTTTCTTAAAAATATTGATTTTTAGAGCTTGGAGTAATCTTTGATTACTCGCAACCTATTAGGCTGTTAAGGGATATAGATGTATTTTGTATTCATTTTTTATATTTGTATAATATAATTTAGTATTATTTGTTATTATATTACAAGGGAAATTAAAAAGTATTTTATATTGCTCACCAGGTTTTAACTCTAATTCTAATATTTTTGGTAATATTTCATTTGAATCATATATATTAGGTATATTTTTATTATAATCCATAATATGATACTATTATTAAGTTTACTAAAATAGTTAATTTATTATAAAGAATAAAGAAATCAATTTTTTTATTTGTTCTGTGAATAAATAAAAAAAGTAGTTAAGGCTAAAAATTATTTTTTCGCGAAATCAATTTTTAAATTTGTTAACTAATTTATCATTGTTAACTAATTTATCATTGTTTATCCATTGTTATGTGTCTTTGCATTGGGTACATATTTTTCGGGTCTACAAAATAGACCGCATTCTTATTGTTGTGGGCAATCGCGTTAAGATTTTTTTGTCTTTCTGTTTCTAAAAGAAAATCTGATATCTGAGCATCAGTTAGATTTGGAAATGCTTTCTTGAGAATGTTTACCTGATTTGCAAGGGCATTCGCATTTTTTTCAACTGAATATGCTTTAGAATCTGCTTCAAGTTTTACTTGATAAAATTCTGCATCAGATTTAAGTTTTAGTGCATCACGTTCACCTTCTGCTGAACGAATTTTTGCTTGAGTATTCAGTTCATTTTCTCGGCGCGAACGTTCAGCTTCCATTTGTTTTTCTAGGTGTTTCGCAACATCTTTATTTTGTGGCTTAAATTCAGTAATCTCAAAGCGATTACAAGAAATGCCCCATTCGTCTATAGATTTATCAATGAGTTTAACAAGTTCAGTATTGATTTCGTTGCGCTAAGATATGATCTTGTCATATGAAAATCGACCAATAATGGCTCTGCTTGTTGATTCACCAACACTTGCAATAGCATTCACATAATTCGATACACTGAAACATGCTTTTTCGGCGTCGGTAACTTTGTAGAAAAGTGTACCCGATACTGATACAGGAACATTGTCTGATGTAAATCCATTTAGTTCAGTAAAATAGATTGATCTCTCACGCATATCAACACGATCTACTTGATGAATTACTGGAATGCGCAGACGAAAGCCTGGATCAAGTTTAACACGATTCATTCCAAGCAATTGACGATAAGCTGTCTCTGCTTGATTGACTACGATAAAAGGAGAAAGAGAACGAAGAAATTGCATGATAATATACTATAATTTAATATATACAATTAAGATTTTAGAACATAAAAAAATCAATTTTTTAGTAATCTTCTTCTTCAAAATCTTCTGATTTTAATTCATCTTCATCAAAATCATCATCGTCACCATCCCATAATGTTTTTTGTTTTAATTTATCTCCAAACAATGATTCAATATCAATATATTGTCTTACATAAATAGGTTGCCAAATAAAACCACTAAGTCTTAAATATTTGTCATTATTATCAATTATATTTGAATGTTCAATATATTCCATAGAAGTTTGTATCTGTTTGTATAAACTCCCATCCAGATTAAACACATCGAGTATACCACCACCATTTTCAATAACAGTAAAAATCTTATCTCTCAAAATAAAATATATTCCAGAAGTATATCTCAGTGAAATAATCTTGGACCATTGATATACACCATCCAAAAAGAAATTCAAGATGTTCACATCAAGTTCAAGATGATATTTATCATCTGATTTGATATTATTTTTCGCAATAAGTTCAACCGAAATAAATTCGATGTTTTTTGCTTTATAAATCACACCGATTGCATTTTGAATATCGCGAGTATCATCAGATTGTTTAAATTTATATTTATATTTATCTGTTGTAATTGTACAATATGATTTATCCTCATTCGTATTCAATATAATATTATCTGTTGATGATATTATATCATATCTTGATAGACCACAAAGACAACCTCCAGCTCTCACCATCAAATAATCTATTCCTAAAATATAATCAGTTTTATTATTATCGGTTTGTTTGTAAATAATCCAATCGTTTGGATGAGAAACTTCTTCGGTAATATTAGATAAATCATATTGCCACGATTTATTTTCAGAATCAGAATGTGTATTAATTTCTTTGATATATGGATACATTTTAATATAATATATTATAATATGATATATTGATTCATATAATAAATTATTCAATTTTTTTATATGAATTTTCTATATTTTTTGTTTCTAATTGTTTCATATCTATTTTATCTTTTTTATTATAAATCATTAATGTTATATTATTTTTAGTATTTTTTTGAGCTTCTCGAAAAAAAAGATTTTTTTAAAATCTTTTTTTACGCTTGGAGTTGTTTTTGACAACTCATAAGTGTCCCTATAATTTTTTGTAAATTGTAAAAAATCATCTAATATTTTTTCACTTAGTTCATTAGATTCTTCTAGTTCTTCACATTTATCAACTAATGTATTATATTTTTTTTGTATAAATTTATCCAAAACATCTCTTTTTTCTTTTGTAGTCCATTGATTATTTTCAAAAATATGGATATATTTTGATTTTAGATTAGTTATACATATATTTTTATTTTCTGGCATATTATCATCAAAATGAACTTTTTCTATAAATTTTATAAATCCATGAAAAAATCCTGATAAATATTTCTTATAATCATCTAATGATATATGAGATAAATCTTCTTTGCCAAAAGAATTTATATTTATCATAACATTATTATTTATGTTATTATTGTTTATTGTATTTATATTATTTGTAATATTTATATTTTTTGATTGATTTTTAATTATTTTTGCTAATTTATTTTCCATATTTTTAATATTATTTTCCATAGTTTTTTCTTTTTGTTGTTGTATTATGATAGTTTTAGTTTGTTCTAAATTTTTTTTAATTAGACAAACATTATGTATATGTTTTGATAAATTACCTTTATTAAGATATTCTTTTTCGCAAAATAAACATTTTGTTTTATTTTCAAAAGATTGATTAATTTTTGTTTCTATTTCAGTAGTTAAATCTGCTATTTTTTTATTATAATCGTCATCAGTCATACAATTGCGTTTACGTGATTGATGACGTTTTAACAAACTGTTATATTTAAATTCTTCATTACATTCATTGCATTTAAACATAATATTACAACACTATATATAGTTATATATATTTTTTTTATTTAAAAAAATAATTATTTTTATTCTTGCAAATGCGCAAATATTAGTTATATATACTTTTGTTTATATTATTTTTTATATTATAATATATAAAGTATATATGTATAACAAAATAAGTTTGTTGTAAAATATCCATATAATGGATAAATCCAAAAGTATATATATATAATATTTTTTTTTGATTTTTATATCATAAAAAAATATAAAATCATAAGCTTATTACATTTAGATTTGTTGGATTTTAAAAAAGTCGGGGGAGATTTCTGATTTTATTTTATAAAATTTTCTCATATATATTTTTATAAAATTAGCAAATTAAGTTTTACAAATCTCCCCGGATATTTTAAAAACTTGCAAATGCTACAAATTGTAAGTATAAATACTTTTTGTTATAAATATTAAAAATATAAAAAATCTTAAAGTTAACATAGATAATAATTACACTACAATAAATTTATCCATATAATGGATAATATTATATAGTATATATGCATAGTAAATATACTCTATTTTTTAATATAATGAATATATTAATTTACAGCTCTATTACATTTAGATTTGTAAAATATAATATCTTTTAGAGCAATGCGCATTTAACTCGCCTGATTTTTAATATAGACATAAAACTACTTAAGGATTTAATATGTTAATATTAATTGTTAATATTGAGATATTTATAGCATATCAATGATTTATTAACATTAAAAATTAAGGTAATTACTCTTATATGAGGACAGCGAATGTTTTATCTTAAAATTGCTTTATGAATTGTCGTTAATAAGGTAGTAAATTAAATGACATTAGATGGGATTATAATTATCTACCCTTTGTATATTTATAAGGAAACCCATTATATAGAATTTAGAAACTCTTTAATGAGTAAAGCAGTGTAAATTTTATCTGTTTAACCGACATTTAAAATGCGCACTGCTCTAAATTATATTATCTTATAAAAAATGATATTAGAATCTAAATTCTTCATCAGCTTCCATAGCCCATTGAAATTTCTTTTGTAATGCTTGATTAAAAAGTTTATCAATAGGAATATTAAATTTCTTACTAAATGATATTGTTATTCTTGGATCGATATAATTTTGTTTACTTGTACCAAGAGATATATTTTTCATTTCTTGTTTTAATTCTTTCTTTACTTTTAATTTCTTTAATTTTTCGGTTAATTTGTTTATTCTATCGGCTTTTGTCTCACCGCTTGATTTACGTGCTTTTCTTAATTTAGATTTAACTTTTTTAATTTGTTCATCCATTTTATCTACTTGACCTTTGTAAGATTTACCAACATTTTTTTGATGATTTAATTTCTTGGCTACTGCTGCATTTGCCTTGTTATATTCATCTACAAGTAAAATAATATCAGTACAATTTTCATATTTGTTTCTAATTTTTTTTAATTCTTTTTGAAATAAATAACTCGCATTATATGTTCTAAAGGTTTTTGCAGTTAAGTCTTTCATAAAGGTTTGTAAATATTTATTTACATCATTTGATGTTATTAGATCAAAAATTTCTTGGTCTTTTTGTTTATCTTGTAGGAATTCTATTATATTTTTATATACTTCTTCGGTTACTTGTAATTTATTATAATATCTTACTGAATCTTTACCAAGAAAATCTAACTCTATTGTATTATTTTCTAATAATTCTATGTGTTCTTTACGTAGAGTTGTTACACCTACTGTATCGGCTGTATCATCACCCTTCTCTCCTCCAATACGTAAAGCGAACATGTCGACAAAATAAAAAGCAGTTGCGATTTGTCTAGTTCTAATATTATCATTAATTAAATTATTATTATTTTCAGTTCTAATAAATTCTATTTTGCGTTTTAATTTTCTCGCTAGATCAAATTTATCAATATCACTTGTAGCTTTAAATAAAGAATGTGCACCCAACCATAAATATTTTGTTTTGCCAGTTATCATATCTTTCCATGATGCAAGCCATTCTGCATGCCTATCGTGAACTATTTTTCCCCAATTATGTCCTTTTAATGTTTTTGGTATTGGTGCTTCTTTACTTAGATTAAGTGTGACATCTTCTGGATATATACGTGGTTTTATTTTACCAATTTTTGGATTATCACCACGTCCTAAAAAAATTCCTGGTGGTTCCATACGATAATTTCCAACTGGTTGAATTACTCCATCAACTTTTGCTGTTTTATATTTTTCTTCATCTTTTGGGTCTATATTATAATTTATTCTAGACATTTCTGTATCTATTGATCCAGAATTGGCAGATTCAGAATTAGTTAATTCATCACTATCTTTTTGATTAGAAATTATTATATTTTTTTGTGTTTCTTTATTTTTTAATAATATTTCTTTATATTCTGTAAAATCACATTCTTCTAAATTATTAATTTCATTGTCTTTTCCCAATAGTTTTTTCCAATCATTCCAAAAATTTTTATTAAATGTTCTGTTTTGTATATAATCAGTATCTATATATTTTGCATACATCATTGCTGCTTCTTCTTGAATTGGTGTTAATTTTATATATTTATCTTTAAATTTTAATTCTTTATCATGAGGTTCATATTCGGCTGGAAATAATACACCATTATGCTCGAGAGTTGTCCATTTAATCGAACCACCTTTCTGTTTCTTTTTTTTTATAAATAATTTTTCTAATATATCTTTATTTTTTTTTGTATTATTTTTACTATTTTTTTTACTATTTTTTTTACCTTTATTATAGCTCATATAATATGATATTACATAAAAAAATTAAAACTGTTTTTCCTTGTTATATTTCTTAAGTGTTTTAATATAGCTAAGAATTTTAGTTTGGTTAGTTTCAATCTTGCCATTTGCAAAATTATTCATAATTTTATTAATTTCTTCTTCACGTCCGTCAATTTTACCTCCATATTTCTCAAAGAAAGATATAAACTGTTGGGCAACTACACATGGTGAATAGAAATCTTCTGGAATTTTTTTAATCTGTTCCATATCAGCAGATTTACCAAAAATTTTTTCATAAATACCTCCAATCATTTTATGATCACAATATTTAAATTCAAAAATCTTATTTACTCTCCGGTCACGAAATAGTGCCATATCTTCAATATTAGTTGATGTAAAAATCTTTTCTGGATCATTAACAACAACATAGACATTAAGACCTTCTTTAGAACCAGTTCCGTCAAGTACAGTTAAAAATTCATGATATGAAATCTTTTCCTTCTTCTTCTGGCTACGTCCATACATATCTTGCACCGGCTCTTCTTTTTTCTCTTTATCAGAATCATTATCATAGCCAAGTTTACTAAAATAATGATCAAAATCATCAATCAGAAGATCACCATTTTTAGTATCCATTTTTTCAATAAGACCTTTAAGATCACCAGAATTAGATTTATCAAGGTCTAGAGCATAAATATTTCTCTTAGATTGATTAGAATAAGCAAGTGCTAGAGTTGTTTTTCCAGTTCCAGGTGGTCCCATAAGAAGTGTTACGTACTTATAACGTTGTCCATGGTCAATATAAAATTGACGATTCATTCGGAAAAAGTCAAGTGAAGCGACAAATTCAGTTACGAGATTGTCTCGGAGTACTATTGATTCAACCGAAGAGGGAGAAAGAATATCTTGAGGCTCTTTCCATCGTTCACCTTCATTGATATAAATTTTTTGACGCCATTCATCGCGATTAGAATTGTACATACGAACAGCATATTCATGTAGACGCACAAGAATATCTGAATTAGGATTTTCATCATATGTTTCAAATTGGTAAGTAATATTGTCACGTTTTGTTGATTCGACGTCACCATTAATTTCAATCTGAACCTTTTTCTTGTGACAATTTATCTCATGATTTTCAAAGTTGAAACGGAGAACTTCGCCAATTACAGGTCCTACTGAGAATTTAATCTTTTCGTTATCTTTCATATTGAATTCAGAAATATTTCTCGATTGTTCTGGATAATAGATTTCATTGTGATTCCCATCGATTATAACATTTTTGATTTTGTTACAATATTCTGATGCGAGAAACCATTGAATCGCAATGAAAAGTTGTTGATTCTTTTTGAGTTCTGAAGTGATTAGACTTACTTCAGTCGAGATTTTATATTTGGGTTTAAAATTTGTAATTTTTTTATGCACCTTATCATAGATGGTATAGATGGGTCCAGATAGGAATAGACGAAAATATCGTCGAATTAGATCCATAATGTAAATACGAAATCCATCTACTGAAGAAGAAAAACTGGTTGAAAAAGCCGAAAACATTGATACTGCGATAATTTGCAGAAACATAACAATAGTGGTCATGATAAATGTTGTATCAGTTAGAGCCGAATAGATTCCATCTGATGAAGAATTTGTCTTCATCATATTTGAAAAATGTGATTGGATGTGATTTGTCATCATCATCGTATTCATCGTTTGGGAAGGATTATAAGACAAAGGGGTAGCCATTTTGATATTATATTATAAATAAATATAATATAATAGGAATTTAAAAGTTCAATTTTTTTAATTAAGTTGACTTAATAATAATTAAAAAAAGTAGTCGAGTTTAACGAGATCAATTTTTTTAATTAAGTTGACTTAATAATAATTAAAAAAAGTAGTCGAGTTTAACGAGATCAATTTTTTTCTATTTATCTCGAATTGTTGCGCCAAATATTTTATATACATAATGTTGTATAAAAAATATTAATAATATCAATACTATATTTGTTGATTATATCTGTTTTTAAAGAATGATAAAATATATTTTTCCATCCATCTTCATCAGTATATTCTTCTGGTAATTTAATATTGTTATCAAATATATATTTATGATTGTTTTTCAAAAAATTTCGAATATCAAATTTAATCTTACTATATTTTGGTATAACATCTGATAAATTATTTATAGATGAATCAATTGTTGTATCAATAGATAGATACATATTATTAAATGTATTTTCAATACCAAAAATACCTAATAAATATTCATAATTATTATTTTTCGATATAAATTTTACTTTATAATATAATTTAATATTAAATGATTGTATAGATATTATTTTTACTTTAATTTCTTGTTTTGTTACAATATAAATATTATCTGTTATAATAGAACTACTATTATCATAAGATGATATTAAAGTTATATCTTCCATATTATTTTGGCTATAACCGTGGCTAGGTAATATATTTATTATTTGATTTTCAATATAATATTGATAAATTATAAGTTTAGCTATATTATCACTAAAATTTAAAATTTTACATATATTAGTCTTTTTATTAGAAAATAATATTCTGCGATTCCAAATTTTTGTATCATTGATATATAAATTTTTATCTTCTGTATTGTTTAGTTCAAAATATAAAAAATAATATCTTAACGTTATAAACATTTGTTCATGTGGTTTTAAAATATATTCGTATTTTGTTATATTCACATCATCTTTTTTTATAAAATTATCAGAATAGATATCAGGTATCGATATATTATAGTCCATATTCTATAGTTTAGTAAATATAATTATAACTTAATTAAATTAATATTAATTTCAATTTTTTATCCCTTAAATCCCTATCCTTTATCCGACGGCTAAAAATATAAAAGTTAAAGGTAAAAATATAAAAATGAATTTTTATATTTTTAGCGTAAGAATTTGTCTTCAACAAATTCTTTCGGAGTCTTAACTGCCTAGGTGTTT